TTCCTGATCATAACGAAGACGGTTGAATACGGCATCACTAAAAGTCTTATCTACGATTCTAGAATTAGGTATATCGTCAGCGTTATTATCCGTACTTAAGCCTGATAATTGAGCGTTCAGGGCCATGCTGCCACGAATAGCTTGGACAGCCGCCGAGGTCAAGGCGCCGGCATTAGTGTTGTAGGCCTCCACCATCCCCTTATTACGGGACATGTCTTGGCTCCATTCCTTTATACCTCCAAGGCTTCTTACACCCATAACCGATCCGATAATCATACCGATGCCGATTTCCTTCCATCCCTGATTAGATCCGTAAGTCTCCTTGAACCCGTTCTTTATAGCCTCCATATAGCCTATATTCTGCCGGATAGCCATAGGATTGTATCTTGATTCTACCCAATCCTCGGCGGATTTACTAGCCACTCCCTGAAGACCTTCCTCATACAGACCCTCAGATACCGGACGTTTGATGATATTGAACGTATTCCCGGCTATTTTCTGCCATTTCTTAGGCGTTATGGCCCTCAATGTCCCGTTATCCATCCTCTCGGCGCCTACGCCAAATATATTGCGTTTTATGAACTTATCCACACCAAGATCCATGCCGAACATATCACCGAACATAGCTATATTGGATAATGACAATATGCCGACGTTAGCGGCGAATACAGCATTAGCGGCATTGGCATTGTCAGCCCTGAACTTCATAAGCTCCTCATATGGGACTTCCCTTCCATAAGCGTTACGGTAAGACTGCCTGAAATTCTCCTCAGCCTCCATCAACATGCTTCTAGCTTCGACAGATGCCTCCCACGAGGTAGATGTACCAAGGAAAGCGAGGGTGTCCAGCCCCTTGCCTATCCTCTGTCCAGTACGGGCGGCCCTAAGGTAAACGCCGAACGCTTTCTTGGTATCCGAAGCCGCTTTGCCTATCCTAGCCAAAGCCACGCCTGCCCTAGCTCCCGTACGAGCTAAGTTCATCAATCCAGCACCGGAATATACAGCTGATGATAACATGGCACCAGCGGTAAAAGCAAGACCGGATAAGAAATCGTTAGACCAGAAATTAGCCGTAGTCATGCTCTGAAGAAAATTCATATCCCGCTCCTCTCGATTGTAATAATGAGCTAGACCATAATCCATCTTCTTATCCTGATCATCTAACCATCTCGTAAAATCATTATCAAAAACAGCATTGAAATTACCTTTGGATACTCCGGCATAAATACCATAAAAAGGCTGGATAACGCCGCCTAATCCGTATAAAGCAGTCTTACCCGCCAGCTTACCCAATCCTCTCATCCATTTCTCGGTCCTACCTTGGCTCCTAGATAGACGCGTGTCGTTATCTACGCCGGGAATATAAGACTCGTATTTAGGTATCCAAGTACCGCTACTGAGTCGATATCTCGAGTCCTCTAACGATATCTCAGGACCTGTAAGGTTAAACCTACCTTTATAACTTTGATCAGATGCCATATATCCCAATGGGGACATATGCTTTATATCATCATAATAATTTGTCTTAACAGTATTCTTGATCCTCTCCGACAATGATGGTATCTGGGACTTTGATCTCTCGGAAGCGGAATACGGATCCAATATCGGAGGCATGTCACGATCCGGTATACTATATGAATCTGTGCCAATAGCCTTTATATTATCTACGTTCATGGTAGGATATCTGTACTTCTCGGCAAGATCCTTCCCATTAGAGGTATTATTATAGATTTCCATTGTTTCCATTATTTCCACTATTTCCGTTATTCCTGTTTCTTATCTCCTGATCGATCATACTAGCTATAGGCGAGATGAAACTTTCAAAATCATCAGTAGTAGATCTACCTTCACTTCTCCAATACACCTCATTCTCCTTACTAAGTATCTGTTGCCATGCCATGACCAAATAATATTGAGGGCTGAAATCAATTTTCCTAGCTACCTCATCAGCATAATTAACGCCATCCAGATCAATTGAGTATAATGGAGTACCGCCATCCCTTGCTCCTCCCTTGCTGTATATATCAATATTTATCCCAGAGGAACCATTATTATACTTATATCCGGAAGCCCTTAACTCATACATAGAAGCGTTATCAAATAACACATCGGTAGCGATCATCATCTGATTCTTCCTGATATTACCGTCATTTATATTCGTGAACATATCTATATAAGGCATTGTCATATCCTTGGCTCCGCTGGCATAAGCTACAGGAGCTACCTGCAATGCCTTGGCCATCTTCCCATAAGCGTTATCACTTGAATTGGCAAACGATATAGATACAACACCAGAGTCGTAGGTCTCGGATGGGATATTTACATCTTCTTTATAAAAAGTAAGGTCATTGGCGGCTAAATCAGCCTCACTTACCTCAACAACAGATCTGCCATCACCTCCATTATTACCAATGATCTGATAATTACCATCACCTATAGGAGATATAGTAAATGTTATCTTTGTATTGGCATTATCCTTATCCTTAGGAATAAAACCACCACCACGAGTAAATAAATCGCTGATCTTTATATAATCCTCCTCCGCCTTACTTTTAGATGGATAATCGCCGGAGAAGATATACTCACGCTCGGCATATTCATGACGATATTGTCTTAGATAATCCTCGCCAGCACGTTTAGCGTCATCAGCGATCCTACCTAGATCACCACGACTCCATTTATGTCTTAACAAATCGTTTCTTTCCCTATACGCTCCATTATATAAAGCGGTAGCGACACCAATCGCTCTATTATCT